CCTCCACTAGCTGCGTTACTGACAGTAATATGGACTTGTATTAGAATATACGAAACAAAGACTATTCAACGTTTTATACGAAAGATAAAGAAGGTAGCGTGATATGTCATCATTTGGTGGTGGAACGGCTGAAGAACAAAAAGAAGCACAAAAAAAAATGGATGCTAGGTTTGAGTTAATGGGTGAAATGGGCATACCAGAATTTCTAGAAGAAGAAAAGAAACAAAAAGAATCGTTAGGACAAGATACTATGGCTGAAGAAACTGACACAATTCCTGAAGTACTCGCTCCTGTTGCTGGAGACATAACAACTATCGAAGGTCAAAGTAAACCTATCATAGATATTATGGGACAACAAGCCGTTGGTGCAGTTACACCGGGAACAGCAGAAGGACCATCAGATATTTCTAGTGGTGTTGATCTAGGAGAAATAGCTTATACTCCAACAGCTCAAAAGTATGACGCAACAACAGAAGCCGTAGAAGGACCAACACAGTTAACAAATACTGGTGCAAGTAGTACAGCAGCACAAGCTACTATGGTAGATGGTGTTGCTACACCTACAAAAGCTGATCCTTCACTAGTAGCTGATGTAGAAAGAACGTTTACTAGTCTTCCTACTGCTACAGCACAAACAGGTTCAATTACTGATAACTCTACTATAGATCCTACTCAAGTAGTAGATGAACGTACTAAAACTGAAATGTTAGAACGAGGTAGTTTATCTGAAGCTCAGACACAAACGTTAGCTGCTGAAGCTACAACTAAGTATCAAGTTGAACAACTTATGGCTTCTCTTAATGATGGAGCAGAGTTACCACCTTGGGTGTCTCCTGCAATACGTAAAGTAAATGCAGTTATGAATCAAAGAGGTTTAGGTGCATCCTCTATGGCAGCGGCAGCAATGTCTCAAGCAATGTTAGAAAGTGCTATTCCTATAGCTAATGCTGATGCTCAAAGGTACTCTACGATACAGCTACAGAACTTAAACAATCAACAGCAGACTGCTTTATCTAATGCTGCTACTATTGCGGCAATGGACAAACAAAATCTAGACAACAGAATGAAAGCTGCACAACAAAATGCTACTTCTTTCTTGCAGATGGATATGGCTAATCTTACACACGCACAAGCTACTGAGACACTTAATCATCAGAGCGCAGTACAGTCTCTGTTTACTGATCAAGCTGCTGCTAACGCTGCTAAACAATTTAATGCTACTTCACAGAATCAAGTTAATCAGTTCTACGATCAACTAGGTGCTACTGTGTCTACTAATAATGCTAATAGACAGTCTGCAATGGAACAGTTCAATACAGATCAAACCAACTCTATTGCTAAGTACAACGCTAAGATACAAGACTCTAGAGATAAATTTAACTCTACGATGCAACTACAAATAGAACAAGCTAATGTTGCTTGGAGAAGAGCTATTAACACAGAAAATACTTCAGAGCAGAATACAGCTAACAAAATAAACTCTGCTGCTATACTGGGTATAACTACTGCTTCTCAGGCTAATCTATGGCAAAAGTATCGTGATGACATTCACTATGCGTATACCTCTACAGAGAACTCTTTACAAAGAGCGCAACAGTTAGCCTTAACAACTATGCAAAATGCTTTCTCTCAAGACATGTTTGATATGGAGATAGATGCTACCTCCGAGCAACAGATAGGCTCCTACATAGGTTCTTTACTAAACGACTCTCTTAAAACAGCTACTACTAATATTGTAGGTGGAGCTTTTAAAGTTGTTGGTGAAATATTTGAAGATTAATAATTAATACAAGAATATATTTAAGTAAAATAGAAGGAAAAAAAATATGGGTATGTTTAGTGGAATACCAGTTATAGGGTCATTTCTTGATGCAGGAGTAGATATGGCAGGAGATTTTTTATTTGATACAGCAACAGATGCAGTAGGAAGTTTTCTTTCAGATACAGGTAAAAATATAATTTCTTCAGGACAAAAAGCTGGAGGGTCTAATAACGTAGCTGCTCAAATAGGTGCTAAAAATTACACTCAAATAAAAAAGTTAAGCAGACAAAGAGCTATGGACAAAGGAGCTAGAAACCTTGAAAAAGGTTTACCTATGATGCCTGTACAAAGAAGTAGAGATATACGTCAAAACTTTAAAGAGAAATCTAAAAAACATATGATTGAAGCTATAAATAATGGTAGAGGTAATCTTGCTCTAGAAAGATATAAACAACAACTTACTAGAATGAATAAAGATAGTAATGTAGCTAATTATGCAGGAGCAGTAACACAAGATGATAGAGCGCCTGAATACGTTAAAGGAGCTAGAGTCTAATGGCATCTAAAATTAAAGACGTTTTAATAGATGAAAAAGAAATAGATGTACTAGCTGCACCTACTCCCGGTCAATCTTTAACAGCTACTCCGGGTCAACTTCCTTACGAGAAACCTCCTTTAACAGTAGAACCCAAAGAAGCAACTAATGTTCTTGTGTCTACTATGCAAGAACCTGCTAATAAAAAGAGCATAGCTAAGTTGTTAGATATAGGTCTATCAGCGCAAACTCTTGCCTCGTCATATGTAGTAGGTGGAGTATCAGAGGGTCTTTTTGATGTTGATGTTGCTGAGATAATTAAACCTGCGTTAATCTTCTACATAGTAGAGATAGGAGAAGAGCTAGGAGTACAAGACATGAATGTGTTAGATGAAGCTCCTGCACAAGGTCTAGATGAGTTTAGTAGTATGGACTTAATGTCTAAAGTGTCTCCTGATAGATTTAAGAAAAGATATGGTTCTTCAGATGAAAAAGAAGAGACACAAGAGAATATGCCTATGATGGAACAAGATGCAAACATGCCTATGATGCAACAAGAAACTGATATGCCACAAGGGTTTATAAATCAAACTAGAGGAGAAGAAATCTAATGGGATTTTTAAATATAGCCGGAGGCATAGCTGCTGGAGCGCAACGAGCAGATGAGTTAGAAGCATCTCGTTTAGCTAAGACTACTAAAGGAGATACTAAACGCCAAAGTCTTATAGAAAAAATAGCTGAAAAAGGGTTTGATAAGTATCCTTCTGCATCTTTAATGGAAATGCCTATGCCAGCACTTTTAGATGTTTTTAAAGAATCAGAAAAATTTAGAGCGCGTAAAACAGGCTTAACACAGATTATAACAGATGTCAGAGCTGGGGAGGATAGTAACAACTATGCAACTATTGACTATCATGAAAACCCAAACACTGGTAACAGAGTTATTATTTCTGCTCCTAGTATTGCTGCACATCTGTCAGGTATAGGTGGAAAACAAGGAGATGATCTTAATACGGCTATTACTGGATTAGTAGAAAAGTACAGATTTAGTTTTATGCAACTTGCTGACGCTTATGATGGTATGAAAAACGTTCCAATAAAAGCTGCAAGAAAGCATCTTCAAGACACTTTTGGAGCGTTAAATAATTATGCACAAGATAATACAGGTTTTGGATACCAGATGCAAGATATGGCTAATAATGAAGCATTAACTCAATATTTTAGTGTTTTTAAAGAAGCTAGTGAAGATCAAAAAAATGCACTGTTTCCTCTTCTTAAAAGCTATACGACTCTTTTTGGAGGGCAACAAACAACTGTACCAACAGGTCATCGGGTTTCTCCACAAGAAGCTGCTCAACCAGATAATGTAACTGTAGATAGTGCAGATGACAAATTTTCAGACCCTACTCAACAAATCTTATCTTCTAATTTACCAGTTAACGCAAATAATACAGCAACTAACGATACAGTTACAAAAGCTGGAAAAAAAGTATTTGGTTTAAGAAGTGTAAGATCAAAAGTTTTAGAACATATAGAAGAAGGAGATCGTACATCTGGTGCAGAATTATCTAGAGTACTTAGTAGCTCAGTAAAAGTAAATAAAAAAGAAATAGATGGTCTTGATACTCTAACTGATGTGTTTAGAAAAACACAAATTCCTCCTCCTTATTCAAATAGATTTAAAACTATCAACGGTGTAAGAGTTAGACAAACAATAAAAACTCCTGCAGTTAGTGATGTAGTAGTAAAAAGAGAGCAAAAAACTGCAGAAAAAATAGCACAAGTTAATACTTCTGCAGTAAATGCTTCAATAAAAGTTGATAATATTAGATCTCTTTTCTATCAACAAGGCGTACTAAGATTAGTCGCTGAACGCCCTAAAGAAGGTTATGGCGTTAACTCTACTAATCGTAGATTACTTAAATCATTTATTGATTCTATTCCACAAGAAGGAGAGACTGTAATAAATGATAAAAAAATAATTAATACACAGATATATAATGCTGGTCTTTCCTTATACCAAGATTTAACTAATCTTACTAAACAAGAAAGAACAGATATAAATACTGTACAGACTTTAGGATCAAGTTATCTTTCTAATCTTCCTGCAAGTCTATCTAAAACTACAGAAAATATAGTTGCACAACTAGGTGGTCTTGTAAGTCTTATAACACAAGGTGTATCTTTAACATCATTAGATAACAAAATAACTGAAATAGAAGATTCTAATTCAGAGGGTGTAGCCCTAGCTGATGAAGCAGTTAAAGGTAAATTTGCAAAATACGTTAATAGTGAACGACAAGCTCATGCTTCTAGTTTAAAGATAATGGAAGAAAATCAAAAGAATCCTTCTTCTATTATATACCTAAGAGCGCAAGGAGCAGCTAGATTATCTTTCAGTAAAATACAATTAGCTTATACTTACGCTGCTATATCACAAGGTGGTGTAGGTAGTGCAAGAACTATTTCAGATACTGATTTTGCTAATAACTTAGACTCTTTGTTTTCCTCACAGGGTGGAGGTCTTGTAGCTGTTATGGGTGACATACAACAACAGATAGACACTGAAATAGCTACTAATCGTAAAATTATATCTATGGCAGGTACAGGTAAAATGGATGAATTTACTGGTATAGCTAAGAATTTTTCAATAGAAGATAATAAAAGAAAACGCCTTGAAAGACAAAAGTTACCTGAAAATGCTACTTTAGTATTAGAAGATAATGCTCCTTCTGCTCCTTCTTCAGCACCAGAAACATATGGTGCAATACCTATAGAAAAAATTACAGGTAGTGCAGGAGAAAAAACAGAAGGTCCTCAAAAATCTCCAATAATTCCTGAAAGACAATCCTACAGAGTTATAGGAGATGGTGGAGAGCTTACTAATGAAATAGCTAAATTTAACTTTAAATTTGTACAAAATAGTTCAGACATAGAAAGACAATTCTATGGCGATACAGGACTTAAAGCTTTTAGAGATTCTATGGTATACTTAATGAAAGATAATCCAGCCTTTATACCGCTTCTTTCTAAAGAAGGAATAGTGTCTCCAGAAGGTCAAAAAGCATTGATGAGTACAATGTTTGCGAATTATCCTAAAGATAGTAAGTATGGAATTAGGTCAGATACTCCTATTCTTGGAGCAGGTAATATTTTTAACAGTCTAGAGGTTGCAGAATACCAAAATGATGTTTACTTAAATCCAGATGAAAAAGGTATTTTAAATAATCGTAATTTATCTACTATTTTAAATAACGCTAAAATAGCTCAGTCGAAAAAAGATCCAAAAAGTCTAACAAGAGCAGATCATGCTGCTATTAGTATTGCTGAAATATGGGTAAATACTATTGCACACGATATGGCAAAACGGCAAGATTTTAGTAAATAGTTTAAAGATACTAAATAAAAATATAATTACACGCAACAAGGAACATTAAATGGCAGACTCTGAAATAATTACTTCTACTCCTTCTGGTAAAAATAATAAGTCTTTACCACCTAATGTTGATAGTCTTAATTTATCAGCAGAAATGCAAGCTAATTTAGATGGTACTTTAGAAGAGTTTGCAAAAGCTGAAGCACAAGAAAAAAAAGAAATAGAGGATGAGTTAATAAAAAAACCTGAAGACCCTTTTGACTTTGATTTAAGAGTAGAAGAAATTAGAAAAAATCTACAGTTAGAGGAAGATTCTACTTCTCCTTCTCCTCCTATTGTGAATACTTTAGAAGGAAAAGATAATCCTTTACTTCTTTTATCACAACAATCAATAAAAAATGCGCAGCTTGAAGACTTCCATAAAAGTAGAACTCCTGTAATAGATGTAGCAAAAAGAGGTACAATAGGAGGCGTAAAAGGTGCTGGAGAATTACTTCCTGATATAGCTGCTCTTTCCGTTACAGGAATACCTAGAGGAATTTCTTCTTTAGGTAAGATAGTATCAAATGCCGTTAAAAGAGTGTATAATGTAGGTTTAGAAGAACTTGAAGAAGTTTTAGGTAATACTACCTCTTTAGATTTTATGAAAGGAGATTTAGCAAATCCTGCTGATTTTTCAGATGTTGACAGTATACCTAGATTCTTTGGCGCTCCCGGTTTAGATGAAATGGGTAAAGCTGTAAAGACCTATGTTAAAACAGAAATGAAAGAAATCGTTGATTCAACTATAAACTATATTGGAGATGTTCCTGAACGACATAGAAATGACATTACTGAGTTTTTCTATAAGAGTGCTTATTTATCTATGCCTATTGTACCTTTTGTTTCTGGAATAAATTTAATTTTTAAAGCTCCTAAATTCTTTAAAGCAACTAAATTAACTAATCCTAACTTATCTTCAGCCGCCCTTGTAGGTAAAACAGCTACAGATATGGCTAAACAATCTGCTATAAGAGGTGTAGGAACAATTAACTCAGCATTAGGTGCTGGAGCAGCATGGCAACTTTTTGAAAACGTGTGGAAAGATACTGATCTAAAAGATATAGCTCCACTTATGGCGATTCCCGGTGCTATGATTGGTGGAAGTACAATGGCAAGAGCGCCTTTCAGTCTTACAGTAGGTACAGCTTTATATGGAATAGGTAGAGCATTAGGCCATTCAGCTACTGGAGAAAATCCTAGTAGACTAATGTTACAGTCTATGGCTTTTTCTCAAGGTTTACCTGTTAAAGACGTAATGTTAATGACTACTGATCAGTTAGTTGATAGAGTAGCTTTAGCAAGTAACAAGCATTTACAGTATATGGATGATATATCTAAAGGAATACAAAGTCTTCCTAAAGCTTACAAAGAACCTTTAGTACAAGCTTTTGCAAAAATGCAATACTTTACAAATAAATATCAAGGTCCACAAGGTGAACGTTTAACTTTCTTTTTACATCAAATAACAGGATTAGGTGTTCAATCAGCTATCTTAAAAGCAGACACAAACTCAATAGCTATGAGTCTATTTACCTTTAAAGGTTTAAAAAGTGGTAAGTTGACTGCTGTTGAACAACAGAATGAAATAATACAAAATAATATTAGAATAGTACAACATGAGTTTGAAAAACTACTTGGTCAAGGTCATTTAGGTAAACCAGCGGCTGATGAATACACACAACTATTACAAAATATGCGTAATACTCTTGATGATATTGCAGATGATGGAACAGAGTTAAGAAATAAATTAATGGATATGACCGATCCCGGATCTGTGTTTACTAATGTTTCAAAAATAGAACAGATACAAGAAATAGCCAATACAGCATTTAAGTATAATAAGTATTTTAAAGAGGGTGATCTTAATGCATTTCAAATAGAAGCTAGAGCAGAGAAGTTTGGTGAAAAAGTTGTAGGATTAATAGATAGAGCGTTTACTTCAGCTAAAACAGTAGTAGATGATGGATACACAGCTTTAAAGAAACTAGATGATCTTGTAAATGTAGAAGGGCTAGTAGAGTTTGCTTCTACTGTAAAGTTTGATGGTATTATTTCTCCTTTAAAATCTAGTACTTCAGGAGGAAGATTTTTAAAAACTCAAGCTGATCTTATAGATACTGCTAGAAATAATACGTTAGGTAATTTTAATTTAGCTCAATTAGAAAAAATTTATGATACAATTTCTGATAATGTAGATTTAAAAAACATAGTGTACACAACCTCTAAAGGAAACACTCTTAATACAAAAGTTCTTGATAAAAAATTAAAAGATATAACAGGTGATGAAAAGAAATATGAACTTCAGAAAATTTTATCAAACATAACAACAGATAATTTAAACGCTTTTGAACAGTTAAATAACTTTATTCCTCCTAAGTTTCTTATGACTGATTTGTTAGCGTATCGTACTAATTTGTACACTAGGTTAAATAGAGTTAGAGATACTCCTGAAGGACATTCAATACGAGAAGTTATATCTGAAGTAGACAATGCGTTAGATACACATTTTGCAGATGATCTACTAAATGAAGCAGCAAGAAAAGCATACGAAAAAGCTAATAATCTTTATAAAGAAAGACTATTACCGTTTAGATCTTTTACAGGTACAAAAATGCACGATGGTATTTACAAAAAAGGTTCTCAACTTTTTGAAGACACTATTCAAAATCAGGATATGTTTGCAATGTTTACTCAGTTTGAAAATAATAAAGTTATGCAAAATACTTTTTCTAAAATGTTTCATAGTGATGCAGATAAAGCTGAAGCAGCAGAACTATTCCAAGTTACTATAGGAAGAATATTAAATAATGATATTCCTAAATATAGTACTAGCTTTGTTAATAAATTAACTGATGAAAAAATTGCATCAATGCAAACTGCAGGAATGATTAACAGAGAACAGTTTAGAGGTTTAAAAGATGTTATGAAAAGACGAGATGAAGTAAAAGATGCTTTAAATAGCACTCAAGTATTTAAAGATAAAGAGATATTTGAGAAGAAAACTATGCCCACACTTCTTAAAATGATAGAGATGAGTACAGGCGGTAAATCTGAGCTATATAAAGCTATAACTAGTCTTGATACTTCCGATAAATTAATAGATGCTATGCTTGATGATGTTAAAAATTATGGAAAAGGTTTTGATCTTTCAGGTTTAACTCCTACAGTAAAATCAGCTAAAGAGTATTTAGGTAAAACTAGTCCAGAATTAGTAGATGATTTCAGTGAAATTTTTAGCGTATCTAATAAATCTCAATATAGTTCAGTAACAGACCACATACTTGAAGCTATTACACAATCTAAAACACTTACTTCTTTAGAGAAAATAGATAACTTAGAAGCAATAGAACGTTTAATGATATACCGTATCTATAAAAATTCTTTTTTCATTACTCCTGCAAGAGATTTAAAACCTAAAACGTTTATAGAAAGAAGAGGAGAAGGTGCAAAGGGTCTTCAAAAAGTAAATCCTTTCTTTGTTGCTGCTTCTGATTCAGGACTTCTTTCTGAAATAAATATAGTTGAAATGGGAAAAGCTTTAGAAAGAGCTCAAGGACCGTTACTTAAAATAGGTAAGTCTTTAGACCTTACTAAAATAAATGCAGGTATGTCTGCTACAGCAACATCTATGACAAGAATGAACATGTTAAAAGAACTTTTAGAAGTAAATAGATTAACTTTATCTGATCTTGCAAAAATACCTCTTAGTGATATTGGTGGCGCTATGTCTATGTCATCTTTATTATCTAGAGCTTTTGCTGTAGCTAGAGGAGTGGTTAGTTTAAAGTTTGTAGCTGGTGACGCTTTTCTTAGAATACAACATCAAAAGAAAATGCAGTATATGTCTGATGTGTTAACTAGACCTGAAACTGTTAAAATTATGCACGATGTTTTGGTTAAAGGTAAAACAGTAACAGGTGAACAAATTAAATATTGGAAGAGATTAGCTGTACCTATTGTAGGAAATTATGTAATTAACAAACTAGATGATAGAGATTTAGGAACACTTCTTAACACATGGTTTGATGCAGATAATAAAATGGGAGTTAGCCCTACAGAGGTAATGCTTAAACCTCCTATGATAATACATTGGCCTAAAATAAGATATACTCACGAGCAATTAGGACAGAATATCAAAGGCTTCCGTAGAAATAAAAAAGAGTTTATTAAAAATAAATAAAAGTAGGAACACAATATGATACCTTTTATTGGTCCATTAATTAGTGCTGTCAGTAGCATAGGCGGCTCTTGGATGGAAAACAAACTTCAAGAGACTAAAGCTAACTCACAAGTAAAAGTAGCTAAAGCTGAAGCTGAAGCCGAGGTACACAAAAAGGTAGCTACTGGTGAGATTGAGTGGGAAAAGACTATGGCTAAAGCTAGTGGCGATAGTTGGAAAGATGAGTATCTAGTAGTAGTACTAACTGTGCCAGCTATTTTAGTGTTCGTTCCCGGCATGGAAGACCTCATACAGAGAGGTTTTATAGTACTAGATACTCTACCTGATTGGTATCAGAATGCTCTTATGATAGCTATTTCTGCATCTTTCGGTATCAAGGGCTTCTCTAAGTTTCTAGGTAAGTAGTTTATTGATACTGTCGTAGTAACTCTTGGTTAAAGCATTAGCACGTTGCATGAAGGCACTTATTACGTGTGTGTTCTCATAACTAGGTAGCTTCTGATTCATTACTTTTACAAAGTCCTCTACTGGAACAAAGTTGTGTTCTACTTCTATGTTCCCTTGTGTATTCAATATCACTGTTACTTCTGACAGTATGGTTTTAGCTTCTCTCATAAGTCCACTATTTCACAGACACCAGCACTACATGCCAACTCTTGAGAAGCTTTAGTATTATCTTCAAACTCAAACTCATTTAACTTATTCCAATCTATATTTTTAGGTGTGATAGCATAAAGGTCTTTGTACTCTTTCTCAGTACATTCTTGATACGGAGCTTGACGATACGTGTGATCAGAATAGGGTAGAAAGCTAATACCGCTAAGACGATCAAAGTTTTTATAGCACCAAGCTCCTACATCTAACCACTCATCCTCATGTACACTAACCGTAATAGAAGGCTTGTGTTCACACCAGTGTTCACTGTAAGTCATCCACAACTCTAGATGCTCAATAGCTGTTAAGTCTTTACGAAACACTGCCTTGCTAGAGCATTTAATCGGAAAAGAAAATACAGTAATATTAGTAGGTGACATTACATCAGGTTCGTTACTGACTCCTGCCTCTTTAAGAAACTTGGTTAAAGGATCTTTGTTATCTCCTCGTACAGTACGCACATAGTACGGAGAGTGACGAGGATGTATACCACTAGCTGAGTCTGTTAGTTGACTTACAGTTCCTGAAGGCTTAACACAAGTAATTGCCGCAGAGTGCGGTATACCCAATCTATCAGCCCATTCTTCATTCACCTTTACAGCATGATCTCTTAGTCGTTCTAAGAGGCTCTTTAGCTTGTCTCCGTTTCTATTAAGTAACGGGCAATCCATGATGCCTGTTAGAGATACACCTAGTAGGCGCTCTTTCTCTGTTGTGTTCTGCCAACGCTTACGAATGTAATGAAAGTCAGTTAACGTAGATTGAAAAGTACCTAGTATAGTAGCGTACTCTACTTTACGCATTAAGCTTTCTTCTGTGTCATCATAGCGACACACTGCTTCTGTTAGATTACAGAATTGATTAGGTAACAGAATTATCTCACTACACGGATTAGTGCCGTAGTCAGCATCCTTAGAACGTCTATTAAAACGACTAGCTTGGCGTTGTGCCGCACTTCTGTTGAACATGCCTCGTTCACCTGATTTACTCATGATCAGAGCAGTCCACTCTTGCATAAAGCTTTCTACGCTAGGACGATGAGTATAGGACACAGAGTTGTTAGCTAATGCTCTCTGAGGTTCTGTTAGATACCATTCTCCTGCTTTAGCGTGACGCATACGATCATCATACAGATCACTCAACGACAACAAAGCAGAACGTCTTACACCGCCAGAAACTACAACGTCACCTATCTTACAGACAATATCGTGACATTCAATAGAGGAGAGCTTACGGCCTCTAGCGTCTATAAAGATACTTATTACAAACTTAAATAAGTCCTCTAGTGGTTCAGGGCCAGAAGCTCTACCACCAAAGATTTTAAGTCTTGCTCCTGCAGGACGTATGTTACTGTAGTCTATCTTAGGTATACGGCTAGTATATAACAGACTGATAAGATCACGTAGGCTTCTAGCCCAACCTGTCTTACTATCTGCTACCGAGATAAGATCATTAGTGTATTGAAATGACTCATCAGGAATATCAGGAAGATTGTTAACAGCGTTACGTTCTACAGAGAAACCTACGCCTGTACCGTTCATTAGAATATATAGTATTTCATCAAAGCATCGTGGATTGTCTATAGGAAGATAAGAGCAGTTATACCCTGATATGTTCTCTCTAGCTAGAGCAGGTCCAGAGGTCATTAATGCTCTCATAGATGGCATTACTTCTTGTTTCTCTATCATACTTCTTATCTCAGAGAAAGACTCTTCAAAGTTATTCCAAACACCTTTAGTCTTACTTTCTAGACTATTTACGTGATTAGACATAAAAGTAAGATAACGATCTATTGTTTCAGACCAGTTCTCTCGTCTTGACTCTGTGTCATCCCAACGTGCATAACGACTCTTGTAGATAAAAGATTGATAACCATCAAAAGGTACACTCATGATGCACCTACCGTAACATTAAAGTTAGTAGTAGTATTGGTTAATGTTTTTTCTAAATCAGCGTACATATCCATTTGATCAGTAACTACTACCTTATCTCCATTATCATCATCGTCTTCTTGTATATGTATCAACTTAGCTAGATACCATTTAGCTTTGTGTAAATCTGTTAGCTTGTTACCTTTATAGTTACAACGCCATAAGTACTTAATGATGTTACCTTTTAGATAGTTTTCAAAACCACTAAGAGGCATAGAAGCTTGAATAGCATCTATACATTCAATACCATATTCATTTAAGTTGTAGTGTGCAGGATGATTAACATCCTTATCAAAGTTATTATTCAAAAGTTATGCTCCTTCATCTGGTTCTTCTTCTTTTATACCAAATTTCATCTTAGAGGTCAATGGTAAATCTATTGTTTCCGTGTCTACAATTTTCTTGTAATCTTCAAAATAGACGACAGGTGCTTCTTTTTTCTTATTTATTTCATCTTCAATTTTCTTTGTTAGAAAGGTATAGCCTTCTTGGACAATCTTTTCTGTGTCTTTCTCTAGAAGAGATAGTAGACCATACGCTACGCAAGTACTAATAGAAGGCTCTAATACACCACCTGTAGCCATAGCCTCAGTTTCTCTAGTGAAGTCAAAGATAGATACGTTAAAGCTATTGTGGCGGTGCTCTCCATCATTCTCTGACACTTCTTCTAACATGATAGCTACACTAGTTGTACCCTCTTCATTACTTTCTTTAGAGGCTTTATCTATTATCTTCTCTAGAGCTTGTACACTGTCTAGAACTTTACTTTCTATTTCACTGTCGTCTTTATCATCCATTCTTCAGGCATCCTTTTCTCTGCATAGATAAAACCATATTTGTCGCACCAAGCACCGTAAGTAGTTTTAGAGTGTTTATGTAATTTATTACGTGCGTTAAGAAATATAAAACGTATGTCAATATCAGGATGTTGTTGTTTAATAAGTTTATGTTTAGTTCTATCTAAAGAGGTAAGATACCCTTTAGTTTCTATGTAGAAGCCATACTCTATCAAATAAAAATCAGGAGTATAGTTTCTAGGTTTAGGAACATAGAGTATCTTAGTAGGCTCATAGGTAGCTTTGATACCTCTTTCTCTTAAATCTCTAGAGAAGTCTGCTTCAAATCTAGATCTGTACCTTGCAACCAAACTATAGTTCCTCTACTTTATTATATAACAACTCAGCTTCTGTGATACGTCCTGTATCATAGTCATAGTACAACTTAGTACATTGTCCTGTCAACCCACTAAACCTATTTTTTATTACTCTGGCATAGGTTGTGTGTCTTTCTATGATGCAATCCGCTTGTCCGTTACGCTCTAGAGCTATAACTATGTCACTTAACTGACCTATACTGTGTGATCCTCGTATGTCATTAAGACCAACGTCAGCAGTATTTGTCTCATGTGAACCACTAGAAGGTCTACGTAGATGAGATACCATAAAGAGACAGATACCTAACTCCTGTACAAGTGTACGTAGTTTAGTCACGCAAGAGTCAATGGTCTTTCTTTCATCCATAGAATTTTCTTGTGAACTTACTAGTATACTGATGTGATCTAAAACAATGTACCTACATCCTAATGCTCTAACAAGATAACGTATTCTAGAGATGATGTTCTCTATTGTATTAGAGCCAAAGTGATCAAAGAAGAAGAAGCGATTAGAACCTAATACTTCTTTAAAGGCTTTCTCGTACTCTTCATCCTCATAAACCACATCAGGAAGATGCAAAGGTTTATTGAGATGTAGACCCATTAAGCTTTCAGCAGTAGTACGAACACTTTCTTCCATGAACATAAGCCCTATGTTCTCGTCAGTGTTACCGTAGATGTGATAAATAATCTCACGTAAAAAGCTAGACTTACCTATACCTGTACCCGCACATATAGTTACTAGCTCACCCTTACGAACTCCATAGGTCATGTTGTTGAGTCCAGCAAACGGATAGTCTACAACAGACTTTTCTGGCCCTTTAATGAGAGTTTCCCATAGATCTGTGCCAGCTACTATGCCGTCAGGTGTAAAACTATCGGAGTTCCACCAATCAGAAGAAAACTCAGTCTGCTTAGACTCCATGAGATACTCAGAAGCATCTTTGTAGCGCATGTTCATGATCTTAGCTTTAGGTGATAATACTTCAGCTACCTTACGAGCATTCTCTATACCGACTTTATCGTTATCAAAGCATATAATGATATTTTCAAAGCTCATGAGATACTCGTAGTTATCTTCAACGTCTTTACAAGCTCCTGCCGCACCCGTCTTAATGCTAACGCAAGGCCACTTGCTATCAAACATCTCATGCGCTGATAGAGCATCTAGCTCTCCTTCACACAGAGTAATGTACTTACCACCCTTCTTAAAGAGTTGCTGACCGAATAAACCTGACTGTCGTATGTCTCCTTCAACAGAGAAAGACTTGTTAGCTCCTCGTACTTTGTTGGCTACGTGTTCGTTCCAAGAGTTAAAGTAAGGGTAGTAGTGCTTATCGTTTAAAACAGTAACACTGTACTTGTGTGCAGTAGACTTGCTTATTTGCCTACGCTTTAGTTCTTGTGTTTGACCTACAGTAAGAGTACTGTTTTTAGTGGTTACTTTGATAGCTTCTTCTAACTCCATGACTTCACCGTCCTTACGTACTTTGTTACAAGAGAAACAGAAAGACCCATCTTCGTATATGGTTAAAGCGTCACTACTGCCGCAATCAGTGCAAGGAGCGTGTGCCTTTACTATACTACTCATGTTACATTACCTCTTCTACATTAGGTTCTTTTAATATTTTAGTGAAGTGTTTCCATCCACTAGAGTATTTAAATGTTCGTAATCCTACGCCATCATTAGAGTCTGCCCAACATCTGTACTTGTAGTCACAGAAAGAGCAACCTTTGGCTATTATTCTGTTACCACTAGCACCTTCAGGTTTATCTTGATGGCATTTATCTGGTATACTCTTAGAAGCAACTACTTTTTTTATGTGTCGTACTCTGTCAGGAGCATTGATAGTCATCAACTCATCCATCTGTAGCAGACAAAGATCACCACTGTTCTTATTAATCGCAAAGAAAGCTCCTTCTTCTAGTTGCATACCTTCCATATAAGAGCTTATCTGTGCGATGTAACCAAAAGGATCATCGTTTACTAGCTGACCATCTTTAAACTTCTTGAAGCCATAGTCGGATGCAGACTTAAC